TTACCACTCACGGAGGGCTGTATCAATAGGCGCATGTCTTGTGCAGGAGAAAATTGAGATGAAATTTGGAGAAAAAGCGAAGAGATTGCTCAATAGAACTCTTTCAGAATTTGCTACTTTCAAAGCCTCAGTGTGGGAGATAAGAGACCAGCTGGACAAAGATAAATCAATGCAATGGAAGACACTTGGCGAGAGATCAAAATGTATAGCATTTGTGACACAATTAGCCAATCTCGGGATGCTTACAGTTAGAGATGTCCTAATAGCTGAGTTAACAACAAAAGGTGGATTTGTTGACATAGTAATTCAGATTTTCAAGAAGAATCAATGGGGAGGTACTCGGGAAATCTTAATATTACGCATGATTGCAAGAATCATCATCAACTTCGTTGAGACTCTCTCAAGGCAGATATGTGAGATGGATGAGAGAGAGATGTTGACAGAAGGAAGGAATAAGCAAGTGTATATGAAACAAGATCATGATAGTGTTCTGAAAGCATTCCCAAGAGAAAAGGATTTACTAATCATCAAGAATTCTGATGACATGTCAACATGGTGTCAAAAGTTCATTCCAACAATATTTCTACCCATTTTCAAGACTGGGAAGCATGATCCTCTCAGTTCTAAAATTTGTGAGTCTGTCATCATGTCACATTGTGATAAAAGAGTTGAGCTGCCCAAAGAATTGGTGAGAATGTGGGACAAGTATCCGGACAAAGAGCATGGAAATCATTTAGATGTTCTAAAGCAAAATTACTTGAAATTTGGGAAAACCTCAATAACACTAACATCAGATATGGGGCAAGGAATATTTCATTATACTAGTTCTGCGCTTGCTCTGGGTTGTGATTCATTTGAATGGGCTCTTTTTGAAAGATGGAGGAAACTCAACCTGTATCCAAAAGCCATTGAAAGAAGAACGAGACTAAGCTCAGATGACAAGGGTCAAATAATAGCCATTGATCCTAGCATCGCAAGCGCAGGTCTACAGTATACAGCACTCTGTCTGTGTGCTGAGTGGTCAAGAAAGCTTCATGCAATGGATTTATCTCCAAAAGCAACCACTGGTCACTTTGTCTATGAATTCAATTCGACTTTCATGCTAAACACAATGTCACTGACTCCTCTTGTAAAATTTTCACTTGCCGCCTGTTCAGTTATAAAAACTGATTCCTTCACTGATGCTGTAGCTGAGAGCTTCTCAAGAATACGACAGCTGTATGAAAATGGAGCATGTCTGGATGATATTCAATATGCTCACGAACTCAATGCTAGTCATCTTGAAATGATATTTGGTTCATATGATGGAGGACCAACGGATCCAGCTGTCATCTTAGGTGGCCATAGGTCAGAGTACCCATATGATCTTGGAGTATATCCTGTGATGAGACCTGAATTGACAGTTGCACTTGGACCAGAATACTATAACTATTGTGTTTCAAAGACGCCATCAGGAAAGAAAAATCTGGGTTTATGTTATGGTGAAAACAAAATTGAAAATCTGATTGAATATGAGGATTCACCTGAGGAATTTGCTCACTATCTTTCTTTCTTCAAGAAAGAACCATTGAGGATTCCACAAGGCTTTGTAAGTCAGCTGCAGTTAATGAAGAAGAAGGTCGGGTTTGATTTTGACCTATTGAAAGACAAGTTAGCATTTGATCATTTATTCACAATGAGAGATGAGGCAACTCCACAGGAATTGAAATACAAAATTTTTATGAAATTGATGGGCAGAGGAGCTAGATTGGCTTTCAAGAGGACATCTGAGGCAATATATTATGGAAGAGCTGGTGCTTTTCGAACTGGGAAAATGTGGAGAACCAACATGGGTGATGAAGTCAGAGTTGATGATGAGCATCCTGCCAATGCAGAAGGTATACCAAAAGAAGAGGAAGAAAAGGTGACCTATGCAGAATACATGAAGAAAATGAGGATCTCTGAAGGTAGCGTGGAAGATTGGCTTCCTTTCCATGAAGTGTATGCAACAATAACAGAGCCAGTTGTGAAGAAGATGATTCCTCGCAAAACATACAGATTGAAACCAGTTACTTTTGCATTGGTGAGTGGAAAATTTGACAAACAAGCTTCATTTAAGAATCATTTTCTTTCGGCATTATCGATCAGATTAGG